GTTTATCGTGTTTCGTCAGCAGCCGTCATTGGCTGCCCTCATTCTCGCCCTCAGCGCCGCCTCCATCTGTGCCAGCCTCTCGTTCGTTTCAGCCTCGCTCAGTTCGGGCATCTCTTCGTCAGCCTTCATCGTTCCACCCGTCACCACGTTCAGGTCATACGGCCAGTCCTTCGGAGCCTTGCAGCGGCCTGCAATCGCGGCCCTCGCCACGCAGTAGCCGACTCTATACATCGTGTCACTCCGTCTGTTGAAGCCTTCCACCCAGAGTCGAGCCATCCTGTAGCTTTTCATTCGGCACCACTCGCTGATGCTCAAACCTCCAGTGCCGCACATGAGCCCGAAGAGGGCGCTCATCGTCAGTTCTTCGCCCCCTCGCTGGGGGCCTCTGCGTTTCCCTCCAGGCTTGCCTCGTATCGGTTGAACTCGTTGAACTCATTCACCACCTTCAGCACCTTGTCCGAGAGTTCGTTCATCTTCTTCGCATCCCTGCCGATCTGAGCCAAAACCCAATCAGGACCTTTGTCGAATGTCCAGTCGCCGCCACGCAGCGCACCCACGGCCAGTATTGCCGCCTTTCCGATGTTGCCCACCGATTTCAGTACTTCAGCCGCCTGTTCGATGTAGGCCTCGCTTGTGAAGGTCCAGTCCAATTTGTACTGTTTCCCTTTCAGTTCAATTGTCTCCATAGTTGTGTAGTTATTAAGTGTTATTGCCGCAGCCATCTATGGCTGCAAAAAAGTAGGGTGTGAAGACATCTCCACACCCTACCCGTCTTAACCCCATTTCGGTATCCGTCCCCGTCCTTTCTCCGTAAGCGGCGGTTTTGCCGCCGCCTCCGTGTCTCCGTCAGCAGCCGTTTTTGGCTGCTTAGCTCACTGCCGACTTGGTGATAGCACCCTGCGACTGGATGGTCAGCGAATAGCCTGCAACGGCGTCCTTGTCGCCGGTGAATGTCAGGTCGGTGATCAGACCCGTGAACGAGTACTTGCGTACACCCGAAGTGAACTCGCACTCAACCGAAGCGCCGATGTCAAGGGTGCCAAGGGTGTCAGTTGTGCCATCCTTGATGTAGCCCTCCATCGTCAGCGTGCCCGAGATGTTCTGCACCTCATTGTTAGGGTAGAGTACGCCGTTGCTCACATCTTCCTTGGTAGTCACATCCTCGGTCTGTGCATTGAGCTGGAGCTGTGAGTTGGTCGATGCCAATGCAGCCTGCTCTGCAAGAGAGCCGAGTTTAGCGATAACCGCAAAACCTTTCAGATAACCCATAGTTCTAATCAGTATTAAAGAGTTAAACATTCATTGTTTCCGTCAGCAGCCGTTTTTGGCTGCTCACGATTCTTCCACCGGCTGTGTGTTGGTGGTCAGCACCAGCTCGCCCACGAAAGCCGCAAGGTCAGTGTCGAAGTAACAGTCCGCACTTTGCACCCTTGCAGGGTCCAATTTGAAGTTCGTGTAGATACCGCCCTTGCATTCCAGCGCCTTTCGCGCCGCGTCAAGCATATAGATGGCAGGATCGTGCTCCTTCGACACACAATGCACCGTCATCGTGCAATGGTCCTCCACGTGCTCGAGGCCGCCAGGCCCCTTGTCATATTCCGCATCGGTCACCTCCGTGAAGTATCGCACGAATGGATATTGCGGCACACCCTGGATGGCAATCACCGGATAAATCCTGTCTGCCACCTTTTCCGTCAAGGCCTCGCAGCCCATCAGGGTTTCTTTCACATGTTGTCCAAGAAATACACTCATTTGCTTCTACCGAATTTTTGTTCAATCAGATTCCTTGTTTCGCGTAGCCAGTCAGCGCTGACCGACAGCAGCGACCGCTTTGCGGTCACGTAGTAGTTAAGGTGTCTTTTGATGCGCCCACGGTTCGCAGTCTTTCCCTTGGTGCCACCTTTCCGTTTCAGTGGTCCCGTAGTTCTCGCCTGCGTGCCTCCGAGCACCCACCTTAGCACGAAGGCCCTCGAGCGTCCGAAGTACGCGTTCCTGTTTCGTGTCCCCTGGCTCACGTAGCGCTCGCCCCTCGTGCCTTTCTTCCGAGGATTCCACGGTCGTTTGTCCACCGTGCGCTTTTCGTTGATGCCAAGGTATAGGATTGGAGCGCCCCTTTTATCCGAATAGCCAAGCGAGACCGCTCTCCACGCCTCTCGCGGGTCATTCGTTACTTTCGCCCTGGTCTCCCTTACCGTCTGCTCCTTCGCCACGAGTCCGTAGTGCAGACTGATTTTCTTGAACTCTGGCATCGACATCAGCCGATGGGCCGTAATGCCCGAAAGGCCATCTTGCAGACTGCTCACATCGTAGTCCACATAGAACACCCCTCGCCTCGTTCTTCCTGCACTATTTCTCGCCATCTCTGCTGCCATAGTTCGGGCGATGCAGCCAAGCTCCACGTCAGTGACGCGGCCCTTCTTGCGTCAGTGTCGCAGCCATCTATGGCTGCATCGCCCTATCACACACAACTAAGGTTCACCGATTAGCTGTTGGCCACAGTGCCGAGGCAGAATGCCTCCTTACGAAGTGTGGTCAGCGAGAAGCGTCCGTTCAAGGTGATACGCACCTTGTTGTCCGGAGCAAGGGTGTAGGGGTCAACGACCATGCGGATGGAGCCGTGCTGGTTCAAAGCAGCGTAGGCGAAGTCACCGAAGCCGATCTTCTTGTCGGCCATGGCGTTGCACTCGAAGACGGGGTAGCCGCCAATCTTGCCGTTCTCGATGATGAAGCCACCCTGGCCCTGAGCCTTTGGAGTTGACTCGAGCAGAGCATAAAGCTCCGAGTTCATCACGAAGGCAGGAGCAACCATCTGCACGTTCTTCTTGGCAACGATGCCCTTCATGCCGATAAGCTCAGCATAGGTGGGTGTCGCGCTGAGGTTCTTCGTGCCGATGCCGCTCACGGTGAAAGGACCATCAAGTCCGTCACTTGCGGCAGTAGTGCGAAGCACAGCAGAGTTGAGAAGCTGCTGTACGCCCTCGGTGAAGTTGTTGACAACGACCGACTGGAGATCGAACGAAGCGTCATCAAGAGCCTCGTTGGTCACGCTGGTGGTCACAGCCACACGCTTAGGCTGTGCGGTGATCTTCGAGAAGTTGAGGGTTGAGTCAGCCACGGTGGCAGCTTCGCCTTCAACGGTCACGGTAGCACCAGCAGCGAGTACGGGCCAAACGATGTCACCCTTCACGCCAGTTGGCATCTGGATGCCGAGGCGCTGATAGATGAGCTTGTTCTGAAGCAAGCCGAGAAGCTGCTTGATGGTGGTTGGGATAGCACCGGCAGAAACCATGTTGTTGGTCTCGCCCGAGTTCAGCACGCTGGATGAAACACCAGCCGAAATGGTAGGAGCAGCAGGCTCAGCGGCAGGGGTCTCATCCTCACGTGTGAGGTCCACGCCCTCCTTCACGGTCAGAGCCTTCTTCACCAGCTCACGGAACCACTGGCCGAGGCTCTTCTGTGGCTTGGGAAGTGACTCGCGCTGCTTGGCAAGCAGTTCGTTGGTCTCAGCGTCCTTGGCAAGCTGTGCCTCACGCTGCAAATCCTCAAACTTGGCAACAAGCTCAGCCTTCTTGTCGGCATCCTGCTCACGCTTGATCTGATTGTTGAGGGCAATCATCTCGCCATTGATTTCACTCAGTTTTTTCATACGCTTTAAGTTGTTAAAGAGTTAAACATTCTACAATACATTTCATAACCGCAATTCGGTACCACCGCCGCGTTTCAGCCAGCAGCCGTCATTGGCTGCTCACATCTCCGTCTCGATGATGGCGATGATGCGCTCGCGCTCTCGGTCAGCATCGCGGTTGTCCATAACGTGACGGCCTTCGCGTTCGTCTTTCTCCTCCTGCTCCAGCCGCTTCTCGTTTTTGGTCAATCGCTCCCAATCCTCACGGGCGTTCACGCTGGTATCCCCGTAAGCAGGGTCCATCGCAATGGTCAATGCCGTCACGCGCTCAAACGCCGTGTGAGTAATCAGGTAATCCTCCTTTCCGTTGGCCGAACGGTTGGTCACCTCGTAGTCCTTCGGATAAAATTCGAAACTGCATCCGGTGTAGGTTCGGTTGCGCACAAGTTCGAGTGCTCGGTCTCCGAGGTCACACTTCGGCATTTCTGCGCTAAAATAGAGCCCATCTGCTCTGAGTTCCAGTTTGAGGGTACCCTCTCCCTTGTTGTTCCTGGCAATGCTTGAATCACGGTTGTGTAACAGATTAAGTTTGATGTCCTGTTCCCGAAGGAACTCCTCAGTAATGCAGCTTGGCTTGATCACCTCACACTGCTTGTACGATGCGCTGTCATACAGCACAGTCTCACGGTCAAAGACAATCGCCCGTCCCTCGATGACGCGGCTCTCGCCCTCTCCCTCGTTGGCCTCTCGCACCGAAAGTCCATCCGGCACGAATCTCACTCTTTTCGTTTCTTCCATAGTGTTCCTTTTTACCTATCGCCATTTAATCCTCATTCGGTACCACCTCGGCTTCGGCATTTCCGTCATCCAGTCTCCTTGCCTTGATGGTCAGCGTTCCGTCCCTTCGTGTTCCGTCTGGTGGCGCAATTATCTCATACGTCCGTCCTTCCCACATCAGTCGGCATCGCTCCGTGATCACGCTTGTGTACCGCATCGTCAACACGATAGTGTCTTCCAGATAGCTTTCGCCTGCCTCCAATGCCTTCGCACCCTTGGCATAGTACACCTTTGCCCATCGCATAGGCAGTTGTCTCCACTCCACCGTTTGCGCTCCCATTCCGCTTCGCCCCGTGTAGATAGGATAAAGCGGAATTATCTTCTGGTCCATTGCTCCACTGCTTATCATAGCGCATCAGGAATTAGGCGACCAGGCTCCACATCTGCGAGTGAGCCTTACATAAGGCGCTATCAGCGTTTGCACGCCGTATGGCACCGCGTTCACATTCTCGGGTGTGCTCGCCTCTCTGTACTTGTAGCTTTGCGCCACAAGCGCAAGCATCGCTTGTTTCAACGGCACGGCCCCGTCAAGGTCCGTCCCGTACTCATCCACGCATTCGAGCACACTTCTGTTAATCAATCCCAACACGGTCTGCTCAGCCGCCACACCGTAAATTTGCAGCAGTCCATCCTCCTCCGTGTCCTCAGCCGCAATCCTGCACTGAGCCTTTATTTCCTCAAGAGTCAAAAATGTCAAATCCATACTCTTCCCGTTTTATAGTTCCTCGTCTTCGTCTCCGTCAGCAGCCGTTTTTGGCTGCTCATCCTCGCATCCGTCTCTCCCGTGCATCGCGTCCAGCGCGTCCCAGCCTCTTTGCGGCCTCTTGCGCCTCCGTTCCTCTACGGGTCTCGCCCTCGGCTTCCTATCCGGCTTCACCACGCCCTCAAATTCGTGCGCACTCCCGTCCAGCTTCTTCGCCAAGACAATCGCCACAAGTTTACCGAAGTCCAGTTTATACCCGTGCCACTTCAAGATGTTTGAGATGATGGATGCCGCCTCGATGAACACCACAAGCATACAAGCCCATTCTGCATAAGGAGTTTCGCCTCCGCTCGCCACCTGCACCCAGCAGACCATTACCACCCAAGCGAAGTAGGTGCACGACTTCGCCAACGTGTCCCTCACGGCCCTGGAGAACCTCACCTTCTCGTTCAGCTTGATGGCCTTGGCAATGCCGGCAATGAGGTCACCCACAATCACAGCCGCCATTACCAACAGCCAAGGCATTATTAGTCCCAAACTCTCCACCACGAATGCACTTGCCGTGGCCGCGAATCCCGCGCTTGTCTGCGAATACACCGCCCTGTTCATAGCCACCCTCATTTAGCGTCCTTTTTCTCCGTAAGCGGCGGTTCTGCCGCCGTACCTGGCTGCTTTCCTTCCTTCTCGAGCATCTCCAAGGTCTTCAAGTTGGCACTCATCAGCACTTGGTCACCACCCTTGACGGGTTCGATGTCCATATCCTTGCGGATGTCGTTCACCGTCTTGGCTCCGACCTCCATCTGTGCCTTCATCCACTTGGCCTTGGTGTCCACGTCAAGGGTGAAGAGAGGTGTTTCGTCAAAGTCGAAACGGTATTGCCACCAGTTGTCTGCCGTGGTGAACTTCGACAGCAGCTCAGCCTCGATCTGCGAGCAGAATGGTTGCAGGCACTCGGTATAAAAGTCAATCTGTGCCGCATCTACGGTCTTGTAGTTGCTCGAAGAGCCGGTGATTTTGTACAAAGGAACACCGAAAAACCTCGCCACATCTTCAATCGCCTGCTTGTAGGTCTCGCTGAATTGCAGTTGGTCAACAGAGAACGACAGAGGCTTCAAATCCAGTCCTTGCCTTGGCAAAGTCACGATGTCGCGGTCCGAGAGCTGCTTTTCCACGTCTATGGCAGCGCCCTCCATCTCGTTTCCTTGGTAGCCTGCCCATTGTGCTGGCTTTGACTCCTCGTAGCCGAGCACGAATTTGCCCCTACCGCCGCTTGCAAAGTTGCGTAGCTGCATCTCATTGCCCGTCGCAATCACGCTCAGAACCTTCTTGGCCGACTCGATGGTCGATTCTCCCACGTAGCCGCCATCTGCCGACGGATTCTTGAAGTGAAGCACGTAATCAGGCGCAAACACACCCGTGATGCCCGAAACCGTGTCCGTCACCGCGTATCTGTTCGTGTAGGGTTGATATGCAGGCACGTCGTGAAGCAGAACAAGCTCGGCCACACGTCCAGAATTCAGTTTCACGGGTGTCCTTCGCTCATCTCGGGCCATCACATACGCATTTCCCCTCAACAGCATCTGCATCACGATGTTCTTCTTGAACACGAATCCGTTTTGCCACGCATTCGGCCTCACGTTCAGCAGATAGAACCATCGTTCGGGGTCTTCGATAATCTCCTGGTACACGCTCGTAGTGCTCGTTCTGAACTTAAGCCTAAGAGGCATCACGGCAATGCCATCCGAAATCAAGTTCGCGCATCGGTGCATCACACCCACCTGCAATGCCTCCCTTTCGCTCTCGATCCGCTTGATGTTCATCAGCCAATTTGCCCCACCAGCCCCGCTTGCAGGGTTCTTCGGCTCAATCCCCGTCACTTCTCGTTTAATCTCAAAACCAAATAATTTCATAACACACTCTTTTTTACCTTCGCCCCTTTACTCTCATTCGGTACCACCACCAAAGCACAAAAAAACGGCCGACCCTCCCGAGCCAGCCGTCCACTAACCAGTAATTCTTAACTATGAATCAAGAAAACCATCGTTCACCCTACCACCGTTTACCCTCTTTCGGTACCACCACCCGTCCCCGTCGCGGCCGTATATGGCCGCAAACAAAAAAAACGGCCGACCCGTCCCGAGCCAGCCGTTCGCCATTAAATAAGCATGAAGAAACTACCTTCACTATACCTATCATTACGCGAATTTGGTACCATCGTCCCCCTCCGTCAGCATCTGTTCCTCCGTCAGCAGATTCAGCAGGATGCCTTTTTCCTCCTCATATTCGCTTTTCCGCTTCACGCTGTCCTTCCACATCTGTAGTTTAGGACACAAAATGTTTGGCTGCTCCACCTCGCCGCCCACGTTCTTCGAGATTACCGTCTCGCCACCATAGAAACACCTGATTGTCCCGTTATAGTGGCTTGCGAAGATGCAGTACCCGCCATTCCAGGGCGAAAGCGGGCACTTCATATATAACCCTTTTCTGTTTCCCATTGTTGTTACTTTTCAAAATTGTTCTTTGAATGTCTCGTAGTGCCCACATCGAACATCAGGCCACAAGCCATTATCGAAGTCACCACGCCATCTATTCTGTTATATTCGCCCGATTTCACGGGTTTGACATTGCCACGCGGGTCTTCATCAAGTATCGCGTTCTGAAAGCACCACTTCGTCACGTCCGACTCAGCCAGCAGTATCGTGCCCCTCTCCACACCAAGCTCAAAAGCCTTGGTAGGAGGTGTAAAGTCTCCGTAGGTCTGACCGAAGGCCACAAGACCCTCGCTACCGCCCATACGTGCCAGTTTCGATGCAAAATCCTGCCACTTGTAGTCATCGTAGCCAATCTTTTCGACAGGGAACCTCTGTGCAAGTTCGTAGATATACCGTGCCACCACATCGTAATCGACAATCGTGCCGTGTGTCAGCACCATTTGTCCGTCCTCAATCCACCGGTGGTACAGCTTCTTGTTCGGGTGTCCCGAATGAATCTGCCCGTCATAAGCCATTTCCTGCCTATACACATACAGTTCATCCTCTTTCCAGTAGGTGTCACCGCGTGAGTCTTCGTCAGCAGCCTCCGAGTCTCCG